AACCATACTTTGATTTTGTTTATCATCTGGAGGTCCTAATCTAGGGTCACGTTGTCCCTTGAATACATGTTCGGGGCAGGTTCTTGTTACATCACATGCTGGTTTTTGGCAAATTGCTTTGTCCCAATTATTCGGGTCTTGGCAAGGATAACGGAATCTATCGCCACCGAAAACTGCTAGTGCAAGTGGGACTGCTATTAATATTGCTAGCCACCTAAAAAGTTTTAAATCACTATTCATCAGTGTGCTCCTAAAACATGTAATGCATGTTCATAGTGCTTGATGCGGTCCTCAAGACCGATTGTACCACCGTTGATGCGTTTTGTCAAGGTAATAATATCACCTTTGTCAGCCCATTGGTTTAGATTATTTGTTTCCCAGAACCAGCAAGCTGATTGTGCGGCACCCTCAAATGTAGCAAGATATTCTGATGCTTCATCTGGAGAAATGTGCAGTGATGCGGCAAACCAAGTATAGTTTTGTTTACCCGTTAACTGGATGAGTCCACGACCACAATATTTGTATCCGTCACCTGATGCTTCATCACCATTACCCATACGGTTAGCATAAACACGATTTGCGATAGCTTCTTGTTTATTTGGGCGTGAGCAATACTCATTAGCAATTGCATCATCCGGAAAATACTTGGGGAAAATCTTACGGAGTGTTGCTGGTCTATAATTTAGATTTTCTTTGAGTGCTGTGAAGCCACCAGATTCGTGGGCACATTGAGCAATGAAAGCCGCAATACGTTGAGGTGTATTGATTTCATAATCTGGCAATAGTTGTGCCAAAGCATTGTGCCAATGTTCAACGTGAGGATTTTTAGGAAGTAAGTGTTTTAATTGTTGTAATGTAAGTTCCATTATTTTAATCCCTCAAAAATATTTTTTTGCACTTGATACCATTCAATCCATGCATCATTTTTCACAGCACATGTATAATATTCTGTATAGTTAACAGTGATAGTTTTTGCTATATCACTTAATTTAGCGTCATCGTTCACTTTGTTTAGTTGTGGACATTTAACCAATAAGTGTTTAGGTACTTCTGGAAACTTTGCTACAACAGGAACAGTAGTTGAACATCCGGTTAATAGAGCAACAAATAAGAAAGACAAATATTTCATTTTGGTGCCTCTGCCGCTTTATTATGTAGTACTATGAATTCTTTTGGAATTTCACATTCTCCACCAGGTAAAAACTTCGTATCATATTTCACAATCTCTTTATCAACGTATTTGATGATTTCTTCACCACGTTCTTTTATAACTTGTGTTTTTGTCACAATTTTGGTTTCGATCTTGACGTTCTCTTTTACAGATTCAACTTGTGCCGCTTCGACTTTGGCTTCAAGTTCTTTCACTCTAGCCAACCATGCTTCTTCATTCGAGATTGCACCTGACATGTAAGTACCTATCACTATGAGAGCAACAGAGCCTAATTGTATGGGGGTTTTGTAAAGATATATTGCCGGAATAGGAATAAATCTAAGCAAGTAGGTTACAGCAAGACCTATCAAACCTATACCAAGTATGGCATAGAAAATCCAGAACGGTAACCATTTTAGTATCCACATTTTACATCTTTGGTCGTTTGCGTGTGAATGTTGGCGCCATTATAACACGTTTCTTTTTCTTAAGATACACACCGGGTTCACCACCCTTTTCACCGGTACCTGCAATAGCACCTGTGCTTACTACATTACTTGGTCCTGGACTTCCGCCGACAACATCTTCTAACATGAATTGCTTAAAAGTTTTCATATTTTTCTTAGTATTTCGGCCACATTCATATCTACAAGTATATTGGAAGAAATTATATCTTTTCCGTTTACACCTTTGATAACGTCTGGCATGTAATTTAGATAAATTAAAAAAGTCTTTAGCACATCATAATCAGATTCATCAATCCTAAAGAACAGTATTCGTGTTGCTGGTTCTGCACCAAATACATTATAAAGTAAAATTAAATGATTTAAAATTAGCCGTTCTTTCAGAGACTTTGTAATCTTGTAACGCCTAAACAATCTTTTAAGATATTTCGTGCGTTTCAAGTCTCCTTCAAACTCACTTATAACATAATGCGGTGATGTATATGCTTTCATCGCATACATTATAAAATTATCTTCAGTCAAGTCATCGAACATAATGATACAAAGGGTGACTTACGCCACCCTTGCATTAAATAATAACTGCGCCGTTACCGGTCATACTTCCAGCCGCAACCAGAGTTTCATATTGTGTACGATTAGCACGACCACCCATTGTTACGGTGAATGCGGCGTTGCCGGAAACAGGAACTGCTGTAGGTGTGGTGAGATATAAACCGGCAGTATTAATAGTGATATCTCGAATCGAACCATTCGTATTTACTGCTACTGTTGCATTGGCTACGGTAGCACCTGTGCCACCACCAGAGAATGTTACGAAACTGTTCGTTCCAAAAGCGCCTGCGTTTGCACTGATAGAAATAACAGGTCCCATACCGGCAGTTCTTTGAACCCAACCAGCATGTGCCATCTTTGTTGCGGCAGGTGTAACTTGTGTATTAGATGCTTCTTCTGTATCGACACCGTAAACACCAACGGCCTCAGAAAATGCTTGTGCTACGTTAGCATTAGCGAAAATTACATTGGCGTTTGCACGTGTTGGTGCTAAGTTTAAAGCGGTGCCTGCATAAATTGGAACACCAGTGTTTGCATCTGTCATTGTCCAGAAAGCTGTTGACATTTGTTTTTCTCCTTGAAAGAATTCTATTTACTATTTATTGTTTCTGTGAATTTGGTCTGGTCTTAAGCACAGGCTCAATTTCTATGGTATCACGTGGCTTTCCTGTCATAGTAGTGCCACCCTGTAATGTAACCTTTGCGTTGGGTTTATCATCTTTTTCCCAATCATACGTAGTTTCATTCTTGGCCTTCTTTTTATAGATGGATTTAATGATACGTGCGGATTTCATATTCTTTTTGCGGTGTTCTGATTCCATAGCTTTTACAGAGTTTGTTGCAGACAATGGTGAATCTTCGATGCCACCAATACCTTCTTGTACTGTATCTTCTGAAACTGATTTCCATCCACCACCTTTTGATTTGTACCATTTGGATGCCCAACCATTTGCATATGCTGAAGGATAAACATCGAACTTGGAACGGGCCATTGATTTTGCTCTTGACCAAAGTGCTGGATTCGTTGGACTATTTTTTTCATCGATTTGCTCAACTTCTTCATTTTTAGGTCTGCAATCCGGAACCATCTTGCCACCCTTCATTTTCATGCCGACTTTTTTGTGAGTGTCCCAACATGCTTCATCAACTTCGTCTTCACTCAGCTTACCTTTTCCATAGTTCGAAACATTGACTGGTTTACCACCTTTTCCGGCTCTGTCGGCAACAGGGTCATGCTTACGTTTAGTCGCTACTGCGGCCGCACGTTCACTTTTACTCAACTCGGCACGTTTTTCTTTTGACATGCATTTTGGCTTAGGTTCTCCTGGTTCTCTAGCACAAGGACCTGCAACTTCACCCTTTGAGTTGATTCTTTTCCAATCACCTTCAGGATCAGTTTTGCTGAACCACTTACGCAAATCTTCACGTGTAATACGGTCATCTAGTTCCATATTATCGTTTTGATTTTTTAATTCGTTAATTTTTTTGGCATCATTATCGAATTGTTTTTTGGTTGCTTTCATAATACCAGAGAAACGTTTGTTACCCTTGGCATAATCACCAGCTTTATCTGCGGCAGATGCTTGAGCACCAGCGGCTGTCTTATAACGCCCTAGAAGGTCGGAAGAAAGTTCATCAATTTGTTCAGTTTCTTCTGAGTGGTATTGTTTTTGAATCTGCTTACCATATGCACTGATATCCAACTTCTTAGGAGTTTTGTCGGCATATGTACCCAAACGTTTGTCCGCATCGGCACGATTGATACCCTTAGAACGCTTGTCGGCTGTTGCATGGTATTCTTTACTGCTTATTTCACCAGCGTGTCGGGCCACTGCATTTGCACCAAGTGATTTGTGTGCGGCAGTTTTGTAACTTTTGAGTGTGGTTGATTTCAATTCATCAATTCGTTCAATTTCTTCTTTGATTGCAACAATTTTATTGTACATGTCCATAGACAATGCACCTTCACCACGCATGTTGATTAGATTCTCAACAACTTTGTGTAGGTCCATATCAGTCTTAGCATCTTCACGTGCATACTCCAGAACACGAATTAGCAATGGAATGTCCATGGTTACTGTGTCTTTAGCATCAGCTTCTTCTTTGACTGGCTTTTTTTCTTCATTCCAATCATCACCACGTTCACCCATACCGGATGTTTCTTTCACGTGGCGCATCTTGAAAATTTTGAATTCTGAAGAACGTGCGTATGCTTTCTTTTGATTTCCGTCCATTGACAAAGGATTCAGACCTTTAGATTTAATGAACGACATTAGAAGGCCTGTACCAGCTTCATCCAGTTGTTCAGTTTCTTCTGTTTTTAGGTTCTGCTTTTCACGATCAAAAGTGTGACCCACTTTAAAACGCTTGAATGCATTTGAACGTGCATAAGAAGACCGTTGTGCGAATGACATAAACTCTGGATTGAAGCCAAGCGAACGAATATACTTCATTAGAAGTCCATCTTCATTCAGAACTTCCTCTTTGACGGGTTGTTGATATTTTGCGGACCAAGGTTCCATTGGATCCTCATAAGGTGAATCGCCAAGTTTACCCATTACGGATTCTTTTTTGGCCTTCACCAGGTTCTTGACTAATTTACCGGCTTTGCTCATTGCTTAGTCCTTTTTAGCGGCCTTTGTCGCTGTTGCATACATTACAGATTTAGCATCTTTACCATAACGTGCTTTAAAACCAGAAAGAGATTTTTTCATACCCTTGACAATACGTTCTTTCTCGGCTGTCTCGCCTTTGGAAAGTTCACGTTCATCCAATTCAACTTCTTCTTGTGTGACACCACGTGGACCACGGTCATCTTTAACACCACCAGCTTTCATTAAAGCGGCACGGTCAGCATAGCTAGAACGCTTAACGTCTTTTGCGGCAGTTTTAACCGCAGGAGATGGATTCTTAACGTGTTTGAGTGGATCGAACGATGCTTCATCTAATTCTTCTTCGTTAACATTGAGTTTAACTTTAGCTTTTAGAAATGGATTAGCAGACTTACCAGCAACTCTACCCGTTAGAGTGTCGGTTGTTGTAACATTCGGATCAATTTCTTCTTTTTTAGTTTTTTTCTTTTCAAGGGCTTCTATGTCTTTTTGACCAGGACCTCTAACCACTGCAAAAGGATCAGCCATAGAATCACGATGTGTCTTTGCGGCATTACCATAACGGTGTCCCAAAACTCTTGTTCCAGTGGAAGTAGGAATTTTAACACTTGTATCTTCTTCAACTTGGTCTTCGTTTACTTTTTTTTCACCACGAAGAATTTTGAAGTCGTGAGCATCAATCTTATTGTTTTTATTTTTATCGATTTTGTGCTGATTACCCTTCAATGCTTCCATCTTTGCCTTATAGTCGGCTTCGTTGATATCCTTAATAAGGTCAGCGATTGGGTCCTTTTGGGTGAATACGTTTTTGTTGAACATTTATTTCTCCGTTTAAATTAGCAGTTCCATTTGCGTAGTGATAATGCTTTTCTAGTTGGTCTACCTTTTTCATCCTTCATAGGACCTGGCATTCCACCCATTCTAGCACAGAATGATTTTCTTCTATTAGCCGCTTTACTTCCAGCTTTTAGTTTGGAAGGTGGTGTTGTCACGGCCATCGATAATTTAGAACCTGGATTCTCACGGCGATAAGAAGCAATACCTTTACGGTTCAAACCACCTTCAGGATTCTTACCTTCTTTGCGCTTCCAAGCCGCAGATTCATCTAAAAATTGTTTGAAACTTTTCATTTCTTTTTCTTTTTTATATTAGAGTCTTGATTTACAGTTTTATCTAACATAGATACGATAGGTTCTTTATTTGACGGTCCATGATAGCCACCGGTGACTCCCATTTCTGTGCTAGGAGAATCAATCGACTCTTTTCTAAACTTATTGAAAGATTTGCGTGTCACCTCTGCGGTACTATCATATTTATGTTCAGTCTGTTCTTTAAAATTGACAGTACTTAGACCAGCCATTGGATAAACTGTACCAGAACCACGTGTATCATATTCAGGTGATACACCTGCCACCTTTAAGACTTTGCCTGCTTCGGCGTTTGAGGCTTTCTGCCTCTTGGATTTTTGTTTGTCGTTGTCTTGTTGGAAACGGGGCTCTTTTGCTGGACCTTTGGTGGTGATGGTTGGGCTACTGCTTTCGTAGGTTCTGAAGGTGTAGCTAGAGTTTGAGGTAATTCCTCCGTCTTTAATGTCGTCTGGCTTACCTTGTCTTCTGACAAGTTCGCAACTTGGACAGATGTTGTCGGCAAGTTTGTATCGTTTGTAAGAACCGCTTTTTTGGTCGGACCGTCCAGAGGATGTGGCTTTGTCTCCACAGGTGCAACTTGGTCCTTCGGCAAGAACAGTTTTGCTATTTGTTTTAGTTTCTGAAACATATTTTTTGTATCCCTTTTCTAATGTAGGTTTTGTTATAAAGTTTTCGAACATCTTATTGATGTTGTGTTTTTTGTGCCTTGTCATCCAAGATTCGGCTATCTCATTCTCAACGGGGGTATCAAAGAACCAGTTAGTCATTTCATATATGATAGAAATGTCTTCTTCTTTCTCTGACGTTTCAATTTCATTTGCTTCATTCAGGTCAATAGAGTTATCAAACTCCAAATACTTCCTGAATTCCTGATTGAATTTCTCTGCAACAAGTTGTGTTACTTCCCATCTTTCTTGGCGAACAGATTCAGCCATCATTCTTTCGTGACCTTCGTTACGCTTTCTTGATGATTCATTTGTTGTGTTAACAAAAACCATCATAGTTTCGTAGCCGAGTTCTTCGAGTTCTTCACGAATGGCAATAATGTTGTATTGTTCGTTTGTTGTACCAGTGATAATCAAAGGCTGACGCTGGCGGATTGCTTCATGGCGAGTGTCACGTGAAAACTCATAGAGTTTATGTTTGTCGTTGAGAATTGATATTGCTGTCGTTGAAGTAATTTCAACTGCATTTTGTTCAGCAATAGCTTCACGTATAACAATATCTTTACCTGAACCTGGACCACCAGATATGAAAATGGCTTTGAACATTCCATGGTTCACACTTTCATGTATACCCATACCTTTGCGAACATCACGGAATAATTCTTTGGTGTGTTTCTCTTGCACGTGTGGTGGAATACCCTGACGGAAAGAAGCAAAATCACCACTGTTTGCATGTTCACGCATTTTCGATGCTGACATACCTTCTGCACCCTCGGCATCTGGGTCACGGTGACCGGCAGACTTTACCTCAATCTTTTTGAAGTTGTAAAGTTTACCTGGACCCTCACCATTGTATTGGTGAAGTTTCTTTTCATATTCTGGAATACGGTCTGAGCCTGCAACCATTACTAAATGGTCATGCCCCATAGCATGTAGTCGTGCCGCATGTTGCAAGAACGTTGGCATTTCTTTGCTGGAAGATTCGATGTTAGCACCAGGAAAGAAACGCTTTGCGTGTAGCAATTTACGTTTAACATCTAATGGATTCTTCTTAGCATCCACAGAATGTGAAATGATAATGTGATGTGGTGCATTATAATCATGTGCAATTTCTTGAACACGATTAACCAACTTTTCGTGACCAGTAGTTGGTGGATTCATACGTCCAAAAGCCATAACAACAGGCTTGTTTGTTTGCATGTCTTCTTCTATTTTTTGTAAAAACTTTTTCATATGTTTCTGATTCCTGCAAAGTTTCTGCGGGAAAATTCTGCACGATTAACAAATTTATCTGATTCTTTTCCGTGGTGGAAGACGTAACCTTCTGGATTTGCCGCTTCACCACCGTGTTCATGTTGGAACTCCTGATGTTGATTCATTACATTAATGAGCACGTTTTTTGCTTTCTGCAAATGCTGGTGCATTTTGAACAAATTATTGTAGTGTTTTCGGTTTCGGTCAACTTTACCCAACTCATCTTTTAGTTCAGACTGTTTAGATGTTCGGTTCTTTTCGACTTTCAGCTTGTCGATTTCTTTGTTCTTCTTAGTTTCCAACCATTTAGAAAAGTTCTGATGGTTTGGTGCTTCACCTGTACGAACGGTGTGGTTCATATAAGTTTCTAAGTGTCCACCGACACCATGATGTGTTGATGTTCCAGCATACATGTCATCACCATGCGTGTCATGTACGGCTTGTGCGCCTGCAATATGTTTATTGAACTCTGCACGGTCTTTAGGACCAAAATGAACCTTGGATGTGTCCATTCTAGGATCAACCGAGAATACATCTGGATGTTGTTTGAAGTTTTCGTGGTCAACTTCATGTGAAGCGTTCAGGCTTCCAGAATCTTTACCTGTGTAGGAAAGGTGTGTAACAACACCAATCTTTGATTTTTTAACCGCACTTGCGTGTGTGCCATGTGCAGTATATGTTAGACCTGATGGATTTGGATGGAAAGATACTCCGCCACCTTTTGCTGGTGTTTTATCTTCATGTGAGAACATCATGTCACCCTGATATACACCTTTTTCAGGTGCAACTTTGGGTAAATGCTTTAGTGCATCTCCCAATTTCTTTACTAAACCAGGTGCGTGTCCGTGATTCTTTTCAATATCAGCAGGTGTATAATTAATCTTTGGAGTCTTGTTGAAAGCTGATTTTGATGCTACGAAAAACTTACCAGTTTCTGGGTGGTGACCGTAAACAATAGCAGGCGAGCCATCATATTTCGTGGTGAGTTCCGAACTCTTTTTACCTTGCTGTATGTGTTGGGCTGCCGTAGTCAAGGAAGCGATAGCGTGTTTAGCACCCCTTTCTCCGTTCTGAAGTGGACGGTCTTCTACGTGCGTTAGGTGTTTAATCTGACGGCTCGCACCTTCTTCGGTGTCTTCTTGTTCAATTAAAAATCGGGAAAACGGTAACATTAAATCCTCTGAGTAGTACGCTGTGACTATTGGG